AAGAATTCATTGACCGTGAGGGTGTGCAGGAGGGACAGCTCGAAATCGAATGTGCCGTCCCCGTTGTCCGCTATAGCGTTCACCCTACTCAATACGTTGTCAGGAGGGTTGTACGCGAGAGACGAGTCGAGGTGGGCCCCCAACCCGAAGGTAAACTGCGGATTGTAATTCTCCTCCATGCGCTCGAGGTACACGCGCGGCTGACCACTCACGGTACGCATGAGGAGCAGATAAAGGAAGTCCGTCTCGTTCTCTTCTCTGATCGACGCAATAGACTTCACTGTCCCGCCGAAGTCGTGATGGGCCCATGCCCATATGCCGCGCTCCTGAACGTAGGTCATAGACGCGAGGTTGCCGTCCTCGAGCAACGCCCACAATATGCCGGTGGGCTCCTCGACATACGCCATGTCTATGATGGGGTTGTCCTTGAAGAGATGCCGGGCGAGGATCGAAAGCTCGTCAGATACGAACAGGTCGCTCTGGAGCTGATACCTCATTTCCCGCACCTTGTGCCCGCCGAACTGCACGAACACGATCGAGTTGCCCACCGTGATGGGGCGAACCTGCGAGCAGCCCCAGGTGGAGTGCTCTTTCGGCGCAAGCGTGTCTGGCAGCAGTGGCTGACCCGGAGTGTTGGCGATCCACTCACCCCCGTCAGTGAGGATGATCAGCTCCTTGGCTGACACGAGGTGCTGTATCGCCTGCCCGGTTCTGCCAATGATGGGGAACCTCAGCGCACCATCCGCTTCTACGAAGTGCCCAAGGTTGAAGTCGAATGGCGCAGCTGACTTCGAGGTGTCTACAATTCTCGGATCATTGTTGGACCCCGCCATGACGAGACGCTGCTCGTGAAACTCGCTGGCTACTGGGTAAGCATCTGTCTCGTGGAACACATCCCTATGCAGAACAGGGGAGCTCGAGTGGTCAACATCTATCTGTGCGTAGTCGGTGAATATAGGCGACTGCTTACGCACGTTCACGTTATTGTCTTGCCTCTGAACTGTAGAAGGCACATCTGCTATCAAGCCCCAGATGTCGCTATCTGGACTGCCTTGCTGATCATCTGTAGGGCTGCCCCTCCTGTAGACACGCCATGACGCAACCTTATCGTGGAAGGTGTTTGCGTTGAATCCCACTGACCACTCAGTTGCGTAAACCCTCAGCGGCCCAGCGGGCACTGAGGGCACTGAGGCCCCGAAGTGCAGAGTGAAGGGGTACCTCTCTTGCACACCAACCGGGGGGACCAAGGGCACGCCAACACCTAGCGCCAGATCAAATACCGGATTCAGCGCGTCATACGCCACTTGCTCGAACGCACCATCCTTCGCAAACTCAACAGTGGCATCGAGGTTGTCCCACTCCCCAGGTGCCAGCATGTTGTAATTGTCCTCGATGAAGCCCGCGGTAGTGCTAGTGAACACTATGTCGAACTCACCAGTGGCTGTCCCGAGAGGACCACCAGATCCTGACCCCGCTGGCACCGAAGTGGTCTCTGCCGCCAGAGCCACCATGTTCTTGAACCCGATGGCGCCCAATAGTGCGTTGCCATAGGAGTGTTCGATCGTCTCAACCGGCAGGCTCTCGCTACCGTCGAACGCGACGCGGGACACCGCGTACTGCACCCAGAAACCGCCAGAGGGAGTGGCCCCGCTAGCGTTGGTGGTTTTGACCGATGTGACGAACGGTCTGATCACACTCGCTTCAAACGCTGCGTCGGTCAGCGTCCAGTCATCATGGGCTGTTCCGCGCACGAGCTTCTTGGGCGGATAGTCTGGGTGGGTGATGACCAGAGTATCGCCCGTCTGGGAATACCTGAGGAACGGTAGGTCCACGACGGCGTAAGGGTGCGTGATGCTGAACGCCTTGGTGAGCGTTCCGGTGTCCGCGCCGAACGTGCGACCATTCACATCAACGTCCTGAATCCTGAAGACGTTTGGACCCGTGATCGAGATCACATCGAACTCTCGACCGTTGAGCTCGGTCTGAATGCTGCCGTTGATTATGTATAGCTCACCGACAGAGAACAAATGAGCTATTACGGTGACATCAACGTCAATGCCCCCAGGCCAGGTCAAGTTTGTGATCCCTGCCGGCGGCACAAAGCTCGAGTCAAGGATGAGGGCGGCGTCGGTGTAGAACCGCATGAAGCCGTCGTAGAACACGATGATGTAGCTCTGCGTGTCGCTGTAGCGGAACGGGATGATCCACTCCCCCGCATCGCTGGCCAGCAACGGGTGGGTGTAGTCGATGAATCCAGCCCCGGCGCGGCGTCTGATACCGCCGAAGGGCTGAGGGATCATGTTGAGATTGCTCTCAGTGCTGGTCTGGAAGATCTCAAGGTCCGGGCGAGCAGCGACCTCTTCACCTATCTCGCCTCCGGTGAAGTTCAGCTTCGGAAAGGGTACGGCGCCGGCCGACATCGCTATGCCCTCGCCGCGATGCTGTGAGCCTTCAGAGGGGCATCTCTGCCAGCCTCCTGCGCATCGATCGCGATGCCGACGTAGAACGCTGCCTGGGCCCTCTCAGCGAGACCACGGGAGATCTGCCCCGGCTTGCCCTCGAGCGGTACTGAGACTCGCGCGGCCAGCGTGAGGGCCCACAAATCGTCGAGCCATGCGGTCGCGCCAGGAGTGATGAGGCGCGTAAATTCCATGTAGGGATCGAGCTCGTCGCAGAACAGCACTGGCTGATGAGTGGCGTTAGCGATGACGCCGGCCGAGTCGTAGAGGTGGACGCCACGCATGAACGGGATCTCGCGCCGCCTGTTGCGACCCAGGCCGAAGATCTTGCGAGCAATGACGAGCGTGGAAGGGATCGCGTAAGCGAAGGACCATTCATGGGGAACGAACGCCGAGGTCGTGGCTGTCTCGGGCCACGGCACGTCTGATCCATCGACCGCAGGGGCAACCTGGACGAGCTGCTCGGTCTTCTTGAGCGCGTTCCAATTGTGCGCCGCAGACAACTGACCCTTGACCTCTGGATTGATGAGGTCGAGCACCCGGCGTTCTTCCGAGCCCGTCTCTGCCTCGCCACGTGATCCCACGTAGGTGAGGGCCAACTGGAATATCTCTAGCTCAGTGGTTGCCAAGTGGAACTCCTATGGGGCGACGAGCTGTGAAGCCCGTCGCCCCGGCGGCTGGGTCAGAGACCGAGGTCTCCGTCACCATCTTCGTCCTCTGCATCTTCACCCGGAGGACCAGTGTCGGGAGCTGCCGCAGCTTTCGCCTCGGCCACCTGACGATGGGCCTTCTGCTCGGGGCCTTCCCCGCTGTGATCGCGCTTGCCGCGCCACGCGCTCACGTCTCGAGGATCGGGCTCTGACTCTGGACCCTTGTCCAGCTCCATCTCCCTGGGTACTTCCTGCTTGAGTGCCTCGAAGTAGTCCTCTGGGAGCTCGATCGTGGAGCCCTGCTTCCAGAGTTGCCCGAGGAACTCTCGCTTGACTTTGAATCTCCATGTAGCCATCAGCCTGTTATCACACCTCCCTTGTTGGTCTGTCGGTCGCCATGTCGCTGGATCGTGGCAAAGATCTTGCCTGCGGAGAAAGCGCCGACCGTGCTCGTAACGTACAGCGCAACGGTGCGGCCCAGCGTATTGGGCCTCAACGTGATCTTGCGGCCCGCTGTGAAGTTGGCCACCGCCTCGGGCAGAGTGGACGCCACTGCCGTGGTGGGCGTGGCAGCATCGTCCGAACGAAGCTCGAAGTTGACCAGTGTCGGCCCGGCGAACAACTCGGTGATGAGGATCTCCACCGTGATGGGCTCGCCCGGCATCGCGTCCGCGGTCCCGCCGGGAGTTCCAGCGGTCCCGTCGCCGAGGTCGAGAATCACACCGACGAGGTCAGTGCTCGGCCCGGGGGCCGCAGCACCGATGTCGTACTCTGCGAAGGGCTTGCCGGATCCGGCAAGCGTCAGTTCCTTGTCAATCAGCATCTTGTTTCTCCTTATATCAGGTGACGCCTGCGAGGGCGGTTTCGGCCACGAGCGAATCGCTGCGCCGGATCGGGATTCCGAGGAAGTTGAGGATCCGCTTCCCATCGAACTCGTCGATCGACACGCGCGTGTTGGTGCGCTGCATCGCCAGCTTGTGGAACCACGCCATCATGGTCCGGTTCATGTAGAGCGCCGTCATACCGACGCTCGGGTCCTCGATCTGGTAGTAGCCGTCGATCACCTTGTCGAGGAAGGTATCCGCCGACGTGGTGCCCGCCGCGAGCCGAGTGACGTTGATATTCGGCATGCGAACCGAGTACCGCCAGTCACGCAGCACGAGACCGATGTCCCACTTGTAGTGGGTCCGGTATGCCTCGAACTGACCCGAAGCCCCATCGTTGATGGTCTGCTGTCCCTTGTCGGACACGGTCAGACCGGCCTTCCCGCCCTTCGGAAAGGAGAGAAACAGCGTCTGCGGGCTCCAGGTCAGGAACCAGATCGAGAGCGGAGACGCGCCCGCGTTGGCGGTCAGCTCGATTGGGATGATGTTCGCGGCGTTCGGCGCATCGGCAACGGTGTAGTTGTTGTACCGCTGCGTGAGCCCGAGGAACCTCTCCGGGTTGGTGTCGGTGTTGCCGTACCAGATCGTGTCCGACATCTCGATGTTCATCGAAGTTCGGAACGGTCCCTCTTCCGAGAACCGGAAAGCCGCGGGGTCTGCTGCGAGATCCACTACAGAGACATCAGTCTCCGCATAGGTCTCCAGCATCCCGTAGCCATCATCGACCTGGGCCGTGCGGGACTTGCTGCGCCCAACGCCGTAGTTCAGCCGGCGCCACTCGGCCGCGGGAAGACCTGTTCTCACGGTCGTCCTGTGATGGGTGGGCCCATTGCCCTCGATCGACACCGCATCCTGAAGGATGTCGTTCTGCTTTTCCAGCAGCTCCACGATCATAGCCGTGTTGCCGTCCGGGTCCGTTCGCTTCGCCTGATCAAGCAGGGTCAGCATGTCGCCTGAAATTGCCATTTGCTACCTCACTTCTTCATGTCCCCATATAGCTGCGTGCCTCGAGAGGAATCCGAGTCGTGCTTGACTTGGGACTTGAGCTTGAGGCCCTTGCCCTTGCCGTCCTCGAATGTGTCGCTTGCTGCTGGGATCAGGGCCATCAACCTGGAGAACCCACGAACGAATCTCGGGTCCACCTGTACGTCGGCGATTGCTTCCACGAACTCATTCATCGCTTGGGTATCCCCATCGAAGGCCCTGTTGATAACTCCGCCCATAGCTGCAATGTTCTTCTCGTAGTCCTCGCCGCCGAACTCCTTGTCCGACTGACACGCTTCTATGTTGTTGTTGTACTCCTGCACCTTGGCGTTTGCCAAGTTCTGCAGCTGTTCTGCCTGCCATCCTGCAGCGAAGTCGGCAACCTCTTGCAACCCATCCTGGCTGAGACCGAAGCGGTCCCCTACTGCCGTGAGTCGTTCGGTACCTGCATCGTCGAGCGTGAATCCATCGGGCATCGTGACTTCGGCGTAGCCATCCTCGGGGACGCCCCTCAAGGCATCCCCGTCCGAGCCGTCGCCGTCGTCCTTCTCGCCCTTCTTGTCGTCACCGTCCGGCTTCTCGCCATCGGGCTTGTCACCGTCCGGCTTGGTGTCACCTTCAGGCTTCTCGCCATCGGGCTTGGTATCACCTTCAGGCTTCTCTCCGCCTTCGGGCTTGGTATCGAGCGCGGCATCTCCGATGGTCGGTGCAGCACCATCACCATCGCCGTCGCCGGCTTCGTTCATGTAGACCCTACGAGTCAGTCTCATCATCCTGCAGCCCTTCCTCTTCCTTCTTCAGGTTTTTGCGCTCCTCGAGATATCGAGTGAACGCGCTTGGGTCGATCTCAACCATGTCATTCAATATCGAGACCCCAAGAGCTTGCACAGCGGCGTTGGCCGCAGTGGCGTGCGAGTCGAACCCGTTCACGCCATACGCCCGGGGGTCTGCGAGCGGCAGAGTCTTGTCCAACATCTCCCACAGATACCTACACGACAGCGGGTCATCGAGAATGGTCCTGAGAGACTCCAGCCGGCGAGCCTCTCGATACCCCTTCTGCGTGCGGCGCTTCTTGTTCGCGCCTTCCTTGTTGGTCTGCTGCGTACTCACTGAGCGGGTACTCCCAGGGCCTCAAGCGATCGGCCGAGCATGTTGTCGCTGCTCACGTTCGCCTCGCTTGAGGTCTTCGCTATGTCGGCAGCCTGCTGCATATTCGCTGCTCGATTGGCTGCCTCTGCCTGCCGCTTCTGCTCCTCGAGCACTACCTCGACATCTGCATCGGACCTGATGATTGAAGGCGGAACGCCAGACAGCGATGCGTACTCGTCAGCCGCTTGCTGAACGTCCAGCTTGAGCGGGGCTGTCGGGTCCTGCGTCGCCTCCCCCATGCGGGCGAGAAAGTCAATGAAGCGGTCGATTGCCACTGTGCCAATCAAGCGCTGAGCCTGAGCCAGTGAGCTGATGTACTCGACCTTCATGTCTGCGCCGATGATGTTGTCCGGCGGGTCAGGCAGGATGCCGGCGCGGAACGCGTAGCCAAAGGTCGCATTGTTGGATGGGTTCAGCAGCTCAGTGCGCTGCTGCTCGAACACCTGGCCAAGCGTCTGCAGCTTCTCTGAGCTGCGCTCCTCAACCTCTCGAGCTGTAATCTGCGGGCGAGCACCCTGAGTGAGCAACAGGAACAGATCGGAATACATGTCCTTGCGTACTCGATCCTCGTGCTCATTGAGTCGAAGCTGCAGCTCAGAAATCCGCGGGTTGATCTGATAGACGGCCGCCATGGCGGGCTGACCCGGGGTGCCCGGGGACCCAAAGTTCACAGCCCCGGGGAGCGTGCTGAGCGGCTCATTCTCCATGGACGGCGGTCCCCAAGTCGGGGGCTGCCCCACAAGCTCAACCTGCATCGCGATGTCCTGCTCGAGCTTCTGCGTTGCCTTGATGGTCGGCAGGGCCTCCATTGACGGCGAGCGGCCGTAGGTGTCCTCCGCAGTCACGCCCCAACGTGGGGAGACCACGGGCTGCTCGTGGTATCCGTTCGTGCGCAGGAACCGCTCGCCGTCGTCATTGTCCTGTGGATCCCAGTAGACGCTGGCCCAGTTGTGATCGGGCCTGCAGTTGCGCAGCGGTATGCGCGGGTCCTTCTTGAAGATCATGTGCCTGATGACTCGGGTGTCCTGGTCATGGCTGCCCGACTCGTACTGCTGCTCGACCTTGCGGGACACGCGCTCTGGACCCTCGACCCCGAACGCCTCGACCATCTGGGAGAAGGTCATCTCGTACTCTCGAGCCATCGTGTGGAACTGGCCGTCGCCGTCCATGGAAAGCATGTACTGGCCAGCCGTCAGCGTCCGACACTTGATCACGTTGTCGAAGTCGGGCTCAATGATCATGCACCCGGTGCCAAACAGCGCCTGCTCCTCGTACAGCGCCTGCACCGAATTGTAGAAGTTTGATTTCTCGTAGATCTCGTACATGATCTTCTCGACGGTGGCCAACCATCGCTTCACCTCCCAGTCATCCTCGAGCGACGGGATGGGGGGAACGAGACGGAACCAGCGCCGCGACGGGCTCGACGTGCCGGTGAACATGTTGGCGGTGAGGGTACGGAGCGCGATCGTCCCCACCTCGTTGTCGATCTTGCTGTTCTTCTTGCCACCGTCGTTACGGTCGCTCGTGAGCCACCGCCCCAGCCGTGGGAGGATGAACTGGCTGAGCTCGCGCCAATGGTCGATCCAAGGCGTGCGCTCCTTCTTCAGGTCATCGAAGATGGAATCCAGCCGCTTCATAGGTGAGCGGTTGAATCTCCTATGCATACGCATGGCCATATGGCTCATAGGATGCTGTCCCCCAGCGTCCTACGCTTGTTTGGATTGCGCTCCTGAACACCCTTCGGTGTCTGGAACGTGGCTGCGCTGAAGCCGCTCTTGGAACGAGGGTCGCCGCGTATGCGGCGCCGGCCGAAGATCTCAGCAGCGTCGAAGCGAGCCACCGGAGCAATGAGGGGCTTGGGCGGCGGCGGGGTGTCGGGGATATCAGGCGTGCACACGTTGACGCTCCTTCCACCGATCCTGATAGCGTGGGTTCGAGAACTTCGGCTTGCGGTCGTATGCCTGAGCCTGCGGGTTAACTGGTGAGTGGAAGGTGCAGAAGAGGGCGTCGCCCACATCTGGAGAGGGCAGCCCGCGCTCTCGCATCTTGTCCTTGGACTCGAGCTTCATCTGATTCGATGGAGTGTACTCGTAGGTCGGGGCAGCGAGATCGTGAACGAGCTCCTGGTCGTACGGGATACACCCGTCTGTGTTGAGAAACTCTCGAGTCAGGTCGGCCATCTCGGTACGCTTGTTGACATACCGCGGGTTGTCCGCCTTGCCGCCGAAGTCCACAGGTATGACTGAGAATTTCAATTGCCTGAGTCTGTCGATGACCCCCTCACCCCGGCCGGCGTCAATGAACACTGCGTCGGGCTCGAACGCGATGATCTCCTCGGCGACCTTGGACGCGAGGAACATGTTGTCGATGTTCTTGAAGACCTTCGGCGTGAAGACCACGTTGCCCCAACGCCTGACGATCGAGGAGCGGTCACCGCCGAAGCGCGCCACGTCCACGCCCAGGATCTTCGGCAGACCCACGAGGTGCTTCTCTGTGAGGTGCTTGCCCCGGCGCGTCGCCTGCATCACGATGTCGATCGGGATCAGGGTGTTGTGCGTGCTGGCGTTCCAATCGCAGAGGAACTCCTGCCGGAACTGCTCGGGGCTCATGGACTCCTCAGCCAGCCTCAGCTCCTCGTCACTGATCGCGTTCGTGTCCTGGGGCAGAAGGGTAGTGGTGAACCAGTTGTCCTTCTGGACCGCCTTGTGAAAGAGCTCGTGGAAGGCATTGATACCTTTGGGTGTGCCGATGAAGATCGCCCAGCCCTGATGATCTGAGAGCGTGGGCCGCAGCACCTCGCCCCAGACGTACGGCTTCATGTCGGCATACTCATCGAGCACGACGCCGTCGAAGAAAAGCCCGCGCATCGAGTTGGCGTTGTCGGCGCCGTAGAGCCTGAGCTTCGCGCCATTGGGGAACGCGACCGAGAGCTCGGACTCGTTGTAGTGAATACCTGGAATCATGAAGGTGAATTCCTTCACGTAATCCCAGGCCACTTGCTTCGCCTGCTTCATGTAGGGGGCCACGTAGGCGTAGCGCGCGTTGCCCCTGTTGTTGTGGAGAGCGGCGTTCACCAGGACATTGATCATGTCCACGGTCTTTCCGCCACGTCGATGAACGACTATGACGGAGAAGCGGAATCGAGTGAGCTCGCGGTTGAGCTTGAGCTGCCAAGCACGCGGGACGAAGCCCGTGCGAATGATCTCAGTCGAGCCCGAGGTCGTCTGGTTCTGGTGCGTCACTGCCGGGGGGCCCCTCGATGCCGCTATACACGACAAGGTTTAGGGGGCCCGCGCCCGGTTCAATTTCGATCGCCTTCCGCTTGGGGTATCTGTACTGTGCTAGCTCCTTGTGCAGTGCGATTTTCATGTCCAGGTCGATGGGGAGACCGAGCTCGTCATCGCCATCCTTGACGAGCTTGACCATGGCCTCGATGGGGTCGTAGTCGTACCGCTGCATGATGAGTGAGACCATGCGAGACTTCTCGCCCGTGACGCCCTTGGGTCTGCCCATTACATTTGATGTCATGAACGCTTCCGCATGCGGTCTGCTTCCCGCCACTCGCGCTTCAGCTCCTTCAGCGATGCTGGCGGCAAGCCAAAGCGGACAGTTTCCCCAGAAGCCATCTGAACGGTAGTCCTTCTGAGGGGCCCGCTGGGAAAGCCATCATTCAGCTTCCGCCACTCGGCCTTCGGCAAACCCGTGAGCACAACTGCCGTATGGCCCTGAGGCACTTGGTATAAAGGCGCGTCGTCGATGATGGGGTTGCCCAGCAGCTCCTTGATATCAGGCTCAGCAGCCGGCGCGCGCCACGGCACAAGGGCCGCAGCTACGAGCCCCAAGGCCCCAGAGATGAAGCCTCTTCGGCCGATCACGAGTCATACCCGTATCGACTAGAGAAGCCACGAAAATGTGTAGGTATCGAGGGGGCATCCCGAATAGTGCGAAATGCGTCGTCCAAATCCCTGAGGAACTTCCTGCGCATCTCTTGCTGAGCCCGGTTGACCTCAGTCGCAGTCACGCGCCGCTGCTCCACAAACATCGTGACCCCGAGATCCTCATCCCAATACTTTTCTGAGACTTCGCGCGGGGTCCAATCAGGCTCAGAAGCTCGAGCGGCCAACAGCGGCGGCAGGACAGCGGTAGCCGCCAGCCCGGCCAGGAAGTCCCTACGACTGATCATCACGAGAGCCTTGCACAGATCGGGGTTTGCGCAACCACGCCTCGGTCTCTGGGGACAGGTCAGGTAGCCCCAGGGGGTTGTCGCTCCTGCCTGATAGCTCGAACGGTTTGAGGATCTCATCGACCGCTTCTCGACCCAGGTATTCTTCAACGACTTTTTGTCCGGGTTGAGTTGGCTTCCGCGCCTCAAGGAGCGGGGCCCTTTCAAAGTGGGCCCCCTCTCCGTAGGAGAGCAGGGGGTGTACAACGACTATTCTCTTTGTTTTCGCGCACTTATCCCTGCTGTACAACAGGGCTAGTGCACAACTCACTTTTTCAGCACCTAACCCCTTGATCCGATTGAGAAACTTGTGTGTTGAATAGACCAAAAAGTGGGGTGTACAACGGGTGTACAACTCACTCAGTCTCCCCCTAACCCCTTGATCTAGAAGGGATAGGTGACGTGCAGTGAATAGTAAAAAGTGAGTTGTACACCTCTTTACCCTTCTAGAACAAGCACTTAACCCTCTTGAAAAAGTAAAGCGTGCGGTAGGTTGTACACCCCTCATCTCAGCTCATCCAGGCCCTCGAGCAGCATGTTCCGATCGATCGAGTTCCCATGCCAGCGCATCAACAGCTCGAGGGC